ATTAATTACCATATTCGTAAAGAAGTATATGGCGACTTTGAGCCAATGCATGTTCTTGGCCTTGTTAAAAATAATGTAAAACGAGGTTTTTATGATCCAGCATTACTAGAAGACTATTCAGAAGAAGAATGGGATAGAATTAACGGTTTCATTAAGCATGAACGTGACTTCAATATCTCATATGTTGGAATGGAACAGTTTCGTGGCAAGTATTTAGTACAGAACCGTGTTACGAAACAACTATTTGAAACACCACAAATGGCATACATTCTTATTGCGGCGACATTATTCAGTCAATATCCTCGTGATGAAAGAATGCGTTGGGTGAAAGATTATTATGATGCTATCAGCAACTTTGATATCTCACTACCAACACCCGTCATGGCAGGCGTTCGTACACCTCAGAGACAATTTTCCTCCTGTGTTCTAATTGAAACAGATGACTCACTTGATTCAATCAATGCGACATCTTCATCAATTGTTAAATATGTCTCACAAAAAGCGGGCATTGGTATTGGTGCTGGTAGCATTCGTGCTATCAATTCACCGATACGTAATGGCGATGCGTCACATACAGGTGTTATTCCATTCTATAAAATGTTTCAGTCTGCCGTGAAATCTTGTTCACAAGGCGGGGTCCGCGGTGGGGCTGCAACACTTTATTATCCTATTTGGCATTTAGAAGTAGAAGACTTATTAGTTCTAAAGAACAACAAAGGCACAGAAGACAATCGTGTTCGACACTTAGATTATGGTGTACAATTCAATAAACTTATGTATGAACGTCTAATGACCGGTGCTAACATCACATTATTTTCTCCAAGTGATGTACCAGGACTATATGAAGCGTTCTTTGCTGACCAAGACAAGTTCCGTGAACTGTATGAAACAGCAGAAAGAAATACTAGACTACGCAAAAAGTCTATACCTGCTGCAGAATTATTCTCAGCATTTATGAATGAGCGTAAAAATACAGGTCGTATCTATTTGATGAATGTTGACCACGCTAACGATCACGGTTCATTTAAACCTGATGTAGCTCCTATTCGTCAATCAAATCTATGCTGTGAAATCGACTTACCTACTAAGCCACTAAAGCATGTATTTGACGAAGAAGGTGAAATTTCACTGTGTACACTTTCAGCAATCAATTGGGGCAACATCAAGGCACCAGCAGACTTTGAAAGACCTTGTGAATTGGCAGTTCGTGGACTTGACGCATTATTGGACTATCAAAAGTATCCAGTACTAGCAGCAGAACTATCAACCAATAATCGTAGACCACTTGGTGTTGGTATTATCAACTTTGCTTACTGGCTTGCGAAGAACGATACAAACTATTCAAATCCAAATCTTGACCTAGTAGATGAATGGGCAGAAGCATGGTCTTATTTCCTAATCAAAGCATCAAACACATTAGCAAAAGAACAGGGTGCGTGTCCTGGTGTTGGTGAAACAAAATACGGCGACGGCATTGTTCCAATGGATACACGTAAAGCAGATGTTGACGAATTAGCGGAGTATGTTGAACGCCAAGATTGGAATCAATTACGTGCAGACCTAAAAGAACACGGTATTCGTAATAGTACACTAATGGCTCTAATGCCAGCAGAAACATCAGCACAGATTTCTAACTCTACAAATGGTATTGAGCCTCCACGTAGCTATGTGTCTGTTAAGCAATCAAAGCATGGGGTTCTAAAGCAAGTTGTACCAGGCATTCACAAACTAAAAAACAAATATGAACTACTATGGGATCAACAGTCTCCTGAAGGATATCTAAAGATTATGGCTGTTCTACAGAAGTATATCGATCAAGGTATTTCAGTGAATACATCATACAACCCTGTATTCTTTGAAGATGAAAAGATTCCAATGTCACTTATGTTACAGCACTTAATCATGTTCTACAAATATGGTGGCAAGCAACTTTACTACTTTAATACATTTGATGGACAAGGTGAAATCGATGTTAACAAACTAATGGACGAACCATTAGCACAAACAGAATTAGACGATGATGCGGCTTGCGATAGCTGTGTAATTTAAGAGAGGTTAAGACATGTCAGTATTCAATGCACAAAATAAAGCAGACCACACTAAAGCACTAGCATTCCTAGATCCAAACGGTGGTGTAACAATTCAACGTTATGATATGTTGAAGTATAAACAGTTTGACAAACTAACAGATAAACAGTTAGGTTTCTTTTGGCGTCCAGAAGAAGTAGACGTAACAAAAGATTCTAACGATTTTAAAAATCTTACAGACCACGAAAAGCATATCTTTACATCTAATCTAAAACGTCAAATCTTATTAGATTCGGTACAAGGTCGTGCACCAACAGAAGCATTTGCTCCACTAGTATCTATTCCAGAACTAGAGGCATGGATCCAAACTTGGACATTTAGTGAAACAATTCATTCACGTTCATACACACATATCATTCGTAATGTATACGCAGATCCATCAAAAGTATTTGACGAAATGATGGAGATCGAAGAAATCATGGATTGCGCAGATGATATCTCTAAAAACTATGATGAACTAATTGAAATGTCAATGTGGTACAATTTATTAGGTGAAGGCACTCACCAAGTTACTTCAAACCGTGAAGCACGTAATGTCAATGTTAATTTGTATGAAATTAAAAAGTCACTTTACAAAACTCTTATGAGTGTAAACATCTTAGAAGGTGTTCGCTTCTATGTATCATTTGCATGTAGTTGGGCATTCGCAGAACTAAAGAAGATGGAAGGAAACGCAAAGATTATCAAACTAATCGCACGTGATGAAAATCTACATCTTGGTTCAACACAAACTCTACTAAAACTTCTACCAAAAGATGATCCTGATTATGTAAAGATTGCGCAAGAAACGGAAGAAGAATGTATTAAAATGTTTGTTGACGCAGTAGAGCAAGAAAAACAATGGGCTGAATATCTATTCAAAGATGGTTCAATGATTGGTCTAAACACACAGCTTCTAAGCGATTATATTGAATGGATTTGCTGTAAGCGTATGACAGCAGTTGGACTAAAATGTCCATACACAACACCACAAGCTAACCCGCTACCGTGGACACAAAAGTGGATCGCAGGCGCAGAAGTACAGGTTGCTCCACAAGAAACAGAGATTTCATCTTATGTTATCGGTGGTGTTAAACAAGACGTTGACACAAATACATTTGGTGGCATGTCTCTATAATAATATAAACATACTAAAAAGAGGGCGACTATCGCCCTTTTTTTGTGGCTAAAACTTGACAATCTGACGAATCATGCTATATTAATTAAGTAATCAGAAAAGAGAGGACTTCTTATGACACAGCTTCAAACAAACACAACAGACCTTGTTAACGCAATTGACGCTATTCGTAAAATCAAAACACAAGATGATTTGAATACTCTTGCTAAAGTTTGGAAAGACCAAATGACTTTCATTGGTAACCAAGCCAAAAGTGGTCTTAAAAAAGGTGACACGATTGAGTGGGCTAACAATGGTTATGTTCGTCAAGGTGTTATTACTAAGATGAACCGCAAGACTGTTGAAGTCGTTGATGCTGGTGCTACACCGTTTGGTCGCACAGTAACACGTGTTCCCACTTCAATGATTGTTGGAAAGGTTGCGTAAAAAAGGTTGACAGTAATAGCGAATCACTATATAGTAATTATGTAATCAAGAGAAAAGGACTAGAACATGGCTTATATTTCTACTTCAGAAGTTAAAGAAATTCGTAAAGCTCTAAAAGAAAAGTTTGGTAAGAATATCAAATTTGGTGTCCGTCGGGATAACTATAGTTCCGTCATTATCACTCTTAAAGAAGGTGTCATTGACTTTTATGATGGTTCTATGGACAGTGTTGACAAGTATAATGGGCGTGTACGTAAGTTCGAAGGTTATGAGCAAATCAATCAGTATCATACTCATTTCTATGGTAAGCACGAAAGTCTTTTCAATGATATTGTAGAAATTGTAAAGTCTGCTCCTGCTAAAGCAGAAGGTGGGCGTGCTTGGTACAATAACAGTGATGCTCAAATTGACTACTTTGATACAGCATTTTATATGAGTATCAACGTTGGTTACTGGGACAAACCCTATGTCTGTACAACTCAACAAAAGGCGGCAGCATAATGTATATTGTAAAAATAAAAGGTGGACAAACTGTAGCAGTTTGTTCACGTAAAGAAGATGCGAAAGCATATGTAAAAGGTCAAGAAGTTGACAAAACCATCTATGAAATTGAAGAGGTGTCTAAATGAGTGCAACAGGTAATTTTGTTATTGAAGTACAAGAACGTGTTTATGAATTGATTGAAGAAGGACACGATGTAGATAAAGTGTATGAAATTATTCGGTCCGAATATGGTAGCATGGGTGAAGGCCTTGTTGCCGATTGTTATTTTGAATTGTCGGAGATGTAAACATGAAATTAGAAACAGCAATTGATGCTGGTATTCCAGTGTATGTAGTTTATAAATCGGATACAAAAGAAATTGTAGATTGGTATTCGTTTGGTCAAAAGTTGGCAGAAAATGCTGCCGAGTCACGTAATAATAAGTTTGGTCCAGAAACACATGATTTCGCAGAGTGGAAGTCATATGTACATATTCGTGACCGACATGAAAAACATTTGGCTCAACTAGAAGAAATAGAAAGGCGATTGTAAAACTTGACAAATATAACGAATCGCTTTATAGTATAAATGTAATCAAGAGAGAAAGGAAGATTATGTCTATAGTTCAAATCACTTCAGGTTTTTATCGTAATCAAGAGATTGCAGGTATCTTTCCTGTCGTACAAGAAATGAAAGAAGCAAAAGACGGTTCAACATTTATTACTGTTGACGCTTCTGAAACTGAGTTTGGTCGTGCTAAGATGCGTGTCAAAGTAAAGCCTGAGGATGTTAAGGTTGTATGTGAACACAATGAAACTGATGAACAAGTAATGAATCGTATCGCAGAACGTTTTGATATACTTGATGAAATGACTGCTGCTACACTAGATGGTATTGTTCGTGGGATGGTTGTCTCGGGACCTCCTGGCGTCGGTAAGACATACGGAATTGAACAAGTAATTGAAAAAGATTCTATCTTTGACGTTATGGCAGATCGTCCGCTTCGTCACACATTTGTCAAGGGTACAATGTCACCGATTGGTTTGTACGCTACGCTGTATAAATATTCTGACCCGAAGTCAGTTGTTGTACTTGACGATTGTGATAGTATCTTGTTCAACGAGGATGCATTAAACATTCTGAAAGCAGCACTTGATAGCGGGAAGAAGCGTAAGATTTCATGGAACTCTGACTCACACTTCTTGCGCCGTGAAGGTGTTCCTGATACTTTCGAGTTCAAAGGTTCAGTTATCTTTGTGACTAACTTGAAGTTCGACAATGTTCGTTCTACTAAAATCAAGGATCACTTGGAAGCTATCATGTCTCGTTGTCACTATCTCGACCTGACAATGGATACTACACGTGAAAAGATTTTGCGTATTAAGCAAATCGCACGTGACGGTGGGTTGTTCGATCAGAAAGGACTAAGTAAAGAACAAGAGGATGAAATTGTAAAGTTCTTAGAAAACAATCAATCTAAAATGCGTGAAATCTCGCTACGTATGGCTCAAAAACTTGCAGACTTGTGTAAGATGAATCCAACACGCTGGCAGCGTTTCGCAGAAACAACTTGTATGAAGCGGGCATAACTCGCTTCACAAGTAGACGGATACTGGGTCTTCTCCTTTCTCTCCCTGGTATCCGTCTTTTTATATATTGACTTCCTGCAGTAAAAATGTTATTATAAAAAAATGAAAAAGTGTACAATCGTAATCAAAGACGAAGTGAACGTAAAGTTAGAAGGACTTGATCCAGCAACACGGCGTAAGTGTTCTGATAAACTCAAGTTCTTTTTGCCACATGCGTATCATATGCCTGCATATAAACTTGGACGATGGGATGGAACAGTTCGTTTTTGCGATGTCGGTGGTAGAACATATTTAAATCTATTGGATGATTTGTTGCCTATAATCATGGGTGAAGGTTACGAAATAGACATTGATGATAAACGTGAACATACTGCTTTAGAATTCAATGAAATCGATACTGAATTTTGGGGAGATACATGTTGGCCTAAAGGACATCCAGTTGAAGGCCAACCAATTCGTTTACGTGATTATCAAGTTGAAGTTGTTAATAAATTTATTGAGAACCCACAATCACTACAAGAGATTGCGACAGGCGCAGGTAAAACTATTATGACTGCGACACTATCTAAAATTGTAGAGAAGTATGGTCGCTCTATTGTTATCGTACCAAATAAGGACTTGGTTCGACAGACAGAAGAAGACTATATTAATTGTGGGTTGGACGTTGGGGTGTACTTCGGAGACCGTAAAGATATTGGCAAGACACATACTATTTGTACTTGGCAATCTCTAAATTCGCTGCTTAAGAAAACAAAAAAAGGCGAAGATAACATCATGGACTTTATTGAGGATGTTATTTGCGTTATGGTTGACGAAGTACACCAAGCGAAAGCAGACGTTCTAAAAGATTTACTTACAAGTGTATTTGCTAATGTTCCTATTCGTTGGGGACTAACAGGTACTATCCCAAAAGCTGATTATGAATTCGCTTCATTGCGCAGTTCACTGGGAGAAGTTACTAATAGACTAGCAGCAAAAGAATTACAAGACCAAGGCGTACTAGCAAATTGTGAAGTGAACATTGTACAAACACAAGAAACAGCAGAGTATACAAGTTATCAAAGCGAATTGAAGTTCTTATTAGAAGACAAAAAGCGTATGGAGTTTCTAGCAAACATGATTAAAGAAATTTCAACAACTGGTAATACTCTTGTGCTAACAGGACGAATAAACAACGGTAAACTTTTACAAGAACTTATACCTGAAGCGGAGTTTGTCCAAGGTGAAATGAAAACTAATGATAGAAAAGAAGCATACAATGAAATCAATCAAGGAACAAATAACATTACTATTGCAACCTATGGAGTTGCGGCTGTCGGTATTAACATTCCTCGTATATTTAATCTTGTTCTCTTGGAGCCTGGTAAAAGTTTCGTCCGTGTTATTCAGTCAATAGGACGGGGAGTTCGTATTGCTAAAGACAAAGACTTTGTACAGATTTGGGATATTACAAGTAGATGTAAGTTTAGTAAGCGACATTTGACAGAACGTAAGAAATATTATAAAGAGGCAGAATACCCATTTAACATACAGAAAGTAAATTACTAATGAAAATATTAACACCAGAAAATCGATGTTTTGAAATGAATAACTTACCCGATGAAATCGAGGATATAAGATATTGTGTATTAGACGTTACAGATAAACAAGAACCTGACTTCTTTTTTATTCCACTAGTTTTTATTGAAACATTTAACGCACCAAGTATTAGTTTAAGTATAGGGGAGTTCAAAGTAGAAATGCCGATTGATTGGAATATTTTAATCGGTGATAGAGAAATAGGTGAACTAGAATTCATTCCACTTACAAGTATTAATGAACGTTCATTCGATACTATATTGACAAATCCATTGGGTGGATTTACAATGGAATGGAAACCTATTAAAGTGAATAATGTATTCGCAGATGTGAAATGGTTTTTCCCTAAATTAAAGTATGGTCACATTCTTGCTATACCACTAGAACATAAAGAAAAACCAAGATGTGCGTACTTTGTAAAAGATTTAAATCGTATACCAGATGTATTAAGTAGTTATGAGTTCTTTTAATGAGTGATAAATTACCACTGAATGATGTGTTGAACGCAATGGATAGGCGTGACTTTGATTGGTATGCTAATCTATCAGATGAACATAAAAAGAAGTGGAGTAGTTGGTTATTCCTCAGATATGCTAGTAGCGTCAATGGGAAGTCCCGTGACGATGCTTTATTAAATACAAATGAATTCGTTAATAAACATTACGTTGATTTATATAAACATGATGAATTAATGTGGAAGTTATTCTGTTTAACAGGTTCTGGTAAAAAAGAATTTCATCAGTGGATTAAAGCACCTAATTCAAAAAAGAAAACAGACAAAGTATCTGAATTTGTTTCTGAGGTTTATCCGCATTTAAAGAATGATGAAGTAGAATTATTTATGGAAATAAATGATGAAAACGAAATAAGACAACTAGCACTTGATCTAGGAAAAAGCGAAAAAGAATTAGAAGAAATATTTGGTAAAAAGAAGCGTAAAAAGAAATGAGTTTTGAGTGTCAATTTTGTGGAAAGAGTTTTAAGCGTGAAAAGACTCTTGCTGTTCATTTGTGTGAACAAAAACGAAGATGGCTAAATAAAGACTCTAAGTATGTTAGATTAGGTTTATTAGCATATAATAGATTTTATGAATTGACTCAAGGATCAACAAAAGAAAAAACGTATGAACAGTTTGCGAAGAGTAATTATTATACAGCGTTTACCAAATTTGGTAGACACATATTAGAAATAAGTGCTATCGATCCTGAAAAATTCATTGACTTTGTTATACGAAATAGTGTAAAATTAGATAAATGGTGTAGCGATTCAGTATATGAAACATACATAAGAGAGTTAAATAAAAAAGAAACAGCAGAACGTGCGGTAGAACGTGGTATTCTGTTGATGGAACAATGGAGTAGAGAAAATGATAGACCGTATAATGTATTCTTTAGGGAGATTAGTAAGCCGCGTCTTATTCATTGGGTCAAGTCAGGAAGGATTAGCCCTTGGATTATTTTTAATTGCTCTAGCGGGAGCGCAGCTATTGATGCATTAAGCAACCAAGAACAAAATTTAATTATGGAATATTTGGAACCGACATTTTGGACAAGAAAATTTTCTACTAGAAAAGAAGATGTTGAATTTGTTCAAATGGTTTTACAGGAGGCGGGATTATGAGTACTAAAAAAGTATCAACTAAAAGAACTGACACAATGTTAGAAATACAAGAGGATGAAGACGGTGAACTATACATCGAATTACCTCAAAAAGTATTAGAACAACTTGGTTGGAACGAAGGTGACACACTAGTTTGGTATGAGGATGAAAAAGGTAATTGGAATATAAAAAAGGCAACCGAAGATGAACAATGATGATGTGACTATTAACATAACTGGTGATTGGTTAGATATGTCAGACAGTACCACAATTACAATGAATACTCCTACTGTAGTACCAGATGATATTATTGATTTAGATGATTTAACATTTAGTTTAGACGATTATAAATCTCCACAAGATATAACAAACGAAAGACTTGATAAGATAGAAAAGTATCTAGGTATTTTAAGGCCTGATCCTGAAAAACTAGAAGAGTATGGTTTGTTAAAAAGTCTTTATGAACAATATAAAGCAGCAGAAGCATTACTATTGGGCGAACAACCATTAGATGATGATGAAGATTTAGTAAACAGGTGACACATGAAACTGATAACTTATGACTGGAAAAGAGTAGAGCGTTCTATACAAGATATAGCAATGCAGATGTATAAAGATAATTGGCGACCAGACTATATTGTAGGTATTACACGTGGCGGACTAGTTCCAGCAGTAATGTTATCACATATGACAGACATTCCAATGCATACACTTTGTGTACAATTAGCAGCAGATGGATTAGAAGAAAACACTGAAAGTAATTGTTGGATGGCAGAAGATGCGTATGGTTATACCTCTGTTCCTGACAGAGATAATATTTGGAATTCAGCAACATCTGACACGGACAGAAGAAAGAATATTCTAATCATTGATGATATTAATCGTGGCGGTGATGCGCTTGCTTGGATTATGAATGATTGGAAGGCTAGTTGTATGCCTGGCGACACTGTTGCTTGGGAAGAAACTTGGCATGGTAATGTGAGATTTGCTTCTATAATGATGGATCCAAATTCAATTGTAGATACTGATTATTATAGTGCTGAATTACCAACTGATACTGAAACATGGGTAGAGTTTCCTTGGGAATGCTAAAACATAGTAATGTAAAAGAACGTTTAGATAGATTAAGAGCCATTCAAGGTAAGATAGATTATAGAAGAAAGTTTTTAAGCGACTTCAATAATAAAGAATTCTTAGAATGGACTCCAGTATCTAAAGAGAATATAAAATTTGAAAATGAGTTAGTACCTGGTAGTGGAGTACTAACAGAGTTAATTGATTGGTGTAATGAAAATTGCTCTGGATATTATGTAGCTTATAGAGGTGATTTATATTTTGAAGATGACCAAGATGCTGCTATGTTCATAATGGTATGGAAATGAGTAATCAAACTGATATTGATATTGACGTATTGGATCGTGATGTAGTTCTATCTAAACTACAACATATTCCAGCATCTATCAACAAGAACGGTGTTTATACAAAGCACAACAGTGGTGTCTATGTCAGTAAGATACCGCACGATCCTGTTTCTAATCTAGCAAGTATTGAATACAAAGAAGCAGAAGAACGTGGCTACTTCAAGTTAGACTTTCTTAATAACTCATTGTACGATGGTGTACGTGATGAAGCACATTTGATTTCACTTATGGAACAAGAGCCTGTTTGGGATTTGTTTCAGCATGAGGAAGTAGTTCAAAATCTAGCACACGTTTCTAATCATATCGAAGTTTTAAAAGTATTAAAACCACAGAGTGTAATTGAGTTAGCAGAGGTACTTGCTATCATTCGTCCCGCTAAAAGGTATCTACTAAACGAAAACAAAGAAAAAATCAAAAGTGAAGTTTGGTCTAAACCAAAAGACGATAGTTATTATTTTAAAAAAGCACATGCTATCGCTTATGCTGTAAGTATCGTAGTTCAACTTAATCTATTTTGCGAACAAGTTGAACAGAACGGCGTTTAATACGCTTCTGCATTATATTGTTTAGTGATGTTTCAGGTCCCCATAATATCTGAACATCTTTAGAATTCATATTTAAAATCCAATTTCGGTACTCACTAATTTGTGATCCTAAAAATAGATTAATTGGTATTAGTCTATTAGACTCCCACCACCATTGTTCACCTAGTTCGATAAAAGATTTTCTAAGTTCGGGTGTAGGAATATCTTCAAAATTATACATAGAGGTAATTATTTGATCGGTATTAATTACAATACCAAGATAATCTTTATATTCTTTTTTCCCATAGCGGACACAAGAGAAAAATGGGTAATTCTCTTGTATCCATTCTACTTTGTCTTTATCCATAAAGATATTTATGCTTAATAAAAAAGTAGCTTCTGGGAGATAAATACATGTATGATTAATGTAAATGTATTTCAATATAGCAGAGAAATAGAAGTAGTGTGTCAGAATGGGAACGGCACCACTACTATGAACACTTACCTGGGGAATATGCCAATGTATGACGGACATCACAAATTACACAAGGGTATAGATAATACTCTTAGATTTAAAATTAAAGATACAGATAGAAAGCCTATCGATCTAACAGATAAAACAATCATCTGGAAAATGTATGACAGAGAAAGCCGTGAAAACGTCTTATTCAGATATGCAGATATAACAAACGCATTACGTGGTCAGTGTTCCCTAACTATTCCAACTGCTGATACAATTATGCTACCAGAAGGGTTCTATCAATTTGCTATGTACACTGTCGAAGATGGTGTGGAACAAATCATTTACACTGACACATATGATAACGCAAAAGGTACAATTGAAGTTATCGATGATGTATATCCAGAGTTTGAAGACTCACAAGAAACAACTACATTCTTTAATGATGGTAGTAAGTTTGTGACAACAACATTTGACGGTTCTGGTAATACAGTAAAGTCTAAGTCACTACACACTGTTGCTATATACTATGATGGCTTTACAGGTACAGTTAACATTCAGGGTGATTTGTCAGTTCAGCCGTCTACTAATGATAATGACTGGTTTGATTTAACACCTGCTTTACTATATGATCCAAATATTATTGTTAACAATGAAACAGGTGTTCAGGGTTATGTGGTACGTGCTAACGTTAACTGGATTAGAATTACATACACAGCAACTAGTGGATCAATTTCAAAAATACTATTACGTAACTAAACTTGACAATATAACGAATCGTGTTAT